TCTATAATTTTTTATCAATTCTTCGCGAAATCGCCGATTAAACTCTTTATATAAAGGCGTATCCCAATTTGCTAAGTTTCCAACTTCTTGGCTTGGATCAGATAATTTTTTTACAGCTTCTTCTTTTGTTAACTTTGAGTCTAAGTATAAACAAGAATCGACTTTCAAATCAGTATACTCATTAACAGTTAACAACTGTATTTCAACATCTGCACCAGAAGTTGATGTTTCTACGCCATAATGATATACTTCATAACCTACACTTCGCATCATAGGAGAGAATCGCAGAACTTTACCCGTAAAAGCACAATGACTATATTCATTTGTAGTGATAGTATGTGGAATTGCTGGTAAATGGAGTCGAATTTTCATTATATCAAATAATGAAATAAGTATTTATATTAATATTAACAAATAATTATTATCGTCCAGTCCATACTTTAATAATAGGTACATTAATGACTTTGTCTGATTGTTGGTCATCAAGATATTTATCAAAAGTATATCCCCATTTCATATACGTTGTAATAGAACCCAAAAGAGAGAAGGCTCGATATTTCATTATAATCGGACTTTCTAGAAAAAAAAGAACACCCATTATTCGTTCGAGACAACATCGATCTTCTCTCTTTCTGACAAATTTCAACAAAGAAAATAGATTATATTTTTCTTGAAGTCGATACAAAAATGTATGATTAATAAAACATTGGCATCCAAAACAACCCATCCATATATTATCATTTTTTGTAAGAACTTCAAATTTATCTCTGTCCAACAACAATGATGAAAGTTTCTCTCTATAGTTCATTTGTCGTATTAAGCGTATTGAATTATTCGCATTTTCAATTCGTTGAGTATCAAAGTGCCACAAGGGTAAAACTAATGATTTAATTCTATCAAATCGTACCTTTTTCCTAAAAAATACACTATCGTGGATAATAATAGCATAATCAAAATATCGATTTCGATAGAAATAATAAAAAGGTAACAGTTCTCCTCTGCCAATAAACTCGGACTTAACATATTCGATATTAAAATACGGAATTTCTTCTTTTACAAACTCAGGATTACTGTTGTCATCAATAACGACAATTTTATTTGTATAGAATGTGCGAATTGATTGAACACATAAATTCCAATACATATTAGTTTTCTGTGAATTTACATGGCGTGCTATAATGAATCCATACGTAGTTTTTAGTTTTAGATTCGCGAATTCATCATCTTTAATTGGCTTTATATTCATTTACTCTAATAAATATAAAGTGTCGTATATTTTAACGCCTAATTTATCGTCGTCGTCGGGTCCGGCGACATTGTCTAGTTTTTGCTTTTTTGGATCGACGACCACCTTTCTTCCAAAACTTCCATCGATTTTTCTTCTTTTTCTCTGATTCTTCCTTTTCGAGTAATTCTTTAAACTTCAATGCTTTTTTGATTTGTTTACCTTTGTTCTTGGCTCCTTCTTCTAATTGATTTTTCTTTTTTTTTAAATTTTCTATATTTACTTCTAGACCTCGAATTATTTTTTTCAATCCTTTAATATGTTTTTCTTCATGTTTTTCAACTTCTAAACCAGAATACAATTTATGACCTGCATCTTTTTTTATTAATGCATTCTTTAATTCATCATTATAATTATCTAAAATGCCATTTAATCTTATTATATCATTATCTATTTCTCTGATTTTATCTTTTGTTTTATTAAAAAATGTCAAAACCTTATCAGTTGCTGCTTTAGATAGATGTAAATTAAAATCACTTATATTTTTAAAATCCATATTTTCAGAATAAATAATATCTGGTTCAACCACGAAATCCTCATCGAAATTACGTTGTGACACATGATCGAAATCAAATTTATCTTTTGTTGATCCAATAGAATCTAATCTATCTTCTTCAATCGGTTCTAATTTATCTGGACTATTACGTGGACTATATAAAGGGTTATCTATACTGATATGTCGCCTTGGACTACTCATATCACTTCTTACACTACCACTATTACTTCTTTGTCTTAAAAGTGTTTTATATCGTGGACTACTTACATTACTTCTCGGACTATCTTGTTTTGGTAAACTATTACGTTTTTGTGTGGATTGTATATTTTGTGTCATCTTTTTACGTGACGGCCATAATCTTTTTGTAAACAATCCCATATATTATATACTTATATTTTAACATACAGACATCAAATCAATATTCATGATATTTTTCTTTTCATCCTTTGGAACTTTCTTTTTATCTACACAGAAATTATTAAATTCGGGTCGTTCTAATTGATTCTGTGGAGTATGTTTATGAACACTTCGAGCGATCATTTTATATAGCTTGAAATCTTCATATCTCTCATCACCATTTGATTTGTATAGAACATTCAGTCCATTGTCATCTTGACACCATTCTACTATTAAACGCACAATTGAACTACATTTATGTAATTTTGCAACATCTTCAATATCTTCAACAATATAGTCGAAAATAGAACATGCTAATCGACACAAATCGAAACTGTAATTCGGTTCAATGCGGGGTTTATTTTCATTGAAATATGGTTCTATGTTGTATTGTGTTGCAGCATCTTCTCCCTTTTTGAAACTATCACTACAGAAAATACGGTTATTCATTTTATAAATACTTCTTCCAAAATCGATGATTTTAAATATGCGACCATAAGTTGGAACCTTGTAATGCTTATTATTATAGCAATAATACAAGAATTTTTTTTCTGTTTGAATATACATTATATTATTTGTATGTAGATCATTGTGTGTAAAAGCAAAACATTTCTGGTATGTGATGAGTGTCATGATTATTTGCATTAATACAGCAAACCATTCATCAATAGATTTAATACCATCATCTAAAATAAGATTATCTAATGTATCTTCGCATTTTTCCATACAAATAACATTTACGGGAAACTTTGGTATAGTCGCAAAGAGGGGTTCTTCATCATCAGAATATGTTGATGATTGTGAATTTGTTTCATCATCCTCATCATCATCGTCGTCGTCGTCATCATCTTCATCATCTTCATCTTCATCGTCATCCTCATCATCTTTGTCAGAACCAGATTCAGTTCCGGACTCAGAATCAGTTAAAGAAGTCCTAGATGAACATGTGGAAGTGCTTTTTAAAGAAGTAGATTGTGTATTATCGACAATATTTATTGTTTCTTCTAATAATGTATCACTTATTTCTTCTAATGTTACGATATCAGTATCTGTTCCAGATTCAAATATATCCTCAAACATATTATCTTTTATCGAATTGGCAGATATATTTTCTCTCTTACTATGATCAATCTTAATCTGCGGTAATTTATCAGAATATTGATCATTCTTATTTATTTTATCAGAGTAATCATCTACAAAAAATTGTGTTCCATTATGTGTGGTAAAATATTCAGATTTACATAAATATTCAATATCATCTAAAATGTCCACTTTAAAGTTGTTTTTAATACCAAAGAATGTTCCATAGAATTCTAATCCATGAATAAATCCATACTTATGTAATATTTCACCGGACAAATAAGAGAAAAATCCATCAACATATGCCGAATTATTGGCATCAAATACTTTCGAGACAATATCGGGATGGATAAAAGTATCTTTCTCCTGAGTAAATGTCGGTAATTTACATTCATCCATTGAAAATTTATATTTACCAATAAAGTATTTAAATGGGTCCAATACTGGCGCATATTTGATATATACATTTCGTTCAACAAGTTCATCGTTTTCTTTATTTTTCAATTTATATGCCATTTTACAATCTTCTTTACAATCATCGTCAACGATATCTATTTTATTTTCATTAGATATTTCACAAAGATAGAATGAATGATTTAGATTAAAAGAGTTGTAATTATTTTCATTCAAATCGAAAAATTTATTGTAAATTGGAATATAATTCTGTATTTCATGGAAATCATGTATAGTAGTATTTCTAAATTGTTCAAATAGTTTTGTATTTTTGCGTTTTTCATAATTTAACTGAATCACTGATTTCTGTATCATTTAGGTAAATAGTATATTATTAATATACTATTTAAACTCATTTTTCGACGCGTTATATCATTATAATAATAGACCAGGTATTATTATAATGACATTGGAACTGAAGAAATTCGATATGAAGTATATTAGTTTCAAACCAAACGAGATGAAGGCTCCTGTATGCGTTTTAATCGGGCGAAGAGGAACAGGTAAGAGTTATCTTGTTCGTGATCTCCTATTTTATCATCAAGATATTCCTATCGGTGTAGTTGTCGCAGGTACAGAAGAAGGTAATGGATATTATGGCAAAATGGTCCCTAAACTATTTATTCATAATGAATATAATACTGCTATTATAGAAAATATTCTTAAAAGACAAAAGTCTGTTTTAAAACAAATAAAGAGAGAAATGGAATCATTCAAAAAAAGTAATATCGATCCTAGATCCTTTGTCATTCTTGATGATTGTTTATATGATGGTGCATGGACTCGTGATAAAATGATGCGTCTTCTCTTTATGAATGGACGTCATTGGCGAATTATGTTAATTATTACTATGCAGTATCCATTAGGTATTCCACCAACTCTGAGAACAAATATCGATTTTGTCTTTATTTTGAGAGAACCATATATTTCTAACAGAAAAAGAATCTATGAGAATTATGCCGGAATGTTTCCAACATTTGAATCGTTTTGTCAAGTCATGGATCAATGTACTGAAAATTATGAATGTCTTGTTATTAATAATAGTGCACAATCAAATAAATTATCTGAACAAGTCTTTTGGTACAAAGCAGATATGCATAATGATTTTAAATTGGGAAGCAAAGAGTTCTGGGAATTAAGTAAAGATATTAACTCCGATGATGAAGAAGAAAAGTATGATCCAAACAATGTGAAAAAGAGAGGATCTGGGCAGAAAATCAATGTGAAGAAGACGAAATGGTAAAAATAATAAGTATTTACACCCTTATTGTATCTATTGTATTTTTATCTGCCCAGTGCGATATGGGTTCACGACGATGTTTACTTTTTGGGTTTTTCGAAAAAAGGCCTCTACTAGATTCGGGATTGCGTTGATGTTCTTTATAAAGTGTTTTTCGAGATTGAGAATTGGCATGTAAAGTTTGTCTTTGTGATTGACGTTTTTCATTTTGTAAATAATTTTGAATATCTTCATCACCCGATGTTAAATTGTCATACGCATTGTCTTCTTTTACATGTAACAATTGTGATATAGGATGCTTATCTATATCTACCATAGAAATCAATACTTTATCAATATTTTTGCTAGTATGTAGTCCTGTAGCAATTAAATATCTTTTAAACGGTTCTATCTCCGTATCTATTAAATAATATTTATCCTTACTTTCTTTGAAAAACTTTTTGATATTTAATGACTCTTCTAAGTATTTTATTTTTTTAAGATCAG